CTTGTTGTCTTAAATACTTAGCATTAGTTTTTAGGCGTTGGAATTCTAAATTAACTTTATTTTTAATAGATTTAGTTTCTTTTAAACTAGAAGAAGCTAAATCATATTGAACATCTGATAGATCATCTGCATATCTTACAAGTTTATCAAAACTTGAATTCATTGCTTTATATGATGTTTCTTGTTTATTAAGTTCTCTACCAATATCAAGAAATCTTTCTTTTAAGTCTGATAGGCCAGTACTTGTTTCAAGTTGTACTTGGCGAATACCCTTCATAGTTAATTCTAAGCTTTTAGCAGCTTGATCAACATTTTTAAATTGTTTTACATATTCTTTTGCATCCGCAGTAATTTTTCCCTGGGCTGATCCTAATTTTTGATTTATTGAATCAATTGCTTTTTGAATTTCTTTTAAAGTTGGAGTAGCCATTTAATATTAATATATTATAAATATTAAAAAGTATTATTTTTTAGATGCTTTTGTAGAATAAGAAGGGGAAGTAATAGGTTTATCATTTTTTACTTTATCGCTTGTAAAACCTGATGATTTCATGGCATCTATTGATTTTTTAACATTATTATTTTGTTGGTTATTTCCTTCACTTTCATAGTGTTCTGAAATTTGTTTAAATACAAATTTTCGTAACCAAATAGGCATATCATAAATTGTAGAAAAATTATACCCCCCTTTCCCATAAAATACTATTTCATGAAGTTGAGTAAATAATAATGATCTATATTCAGATGCTTCCTCAGTCGTTAGGGAAAAAAAAGTTTGAAGTAATAGGAATTTCTGTTTCTTCTATTTCTCCACTAAATGTTTCTCTATCAAATATAAATTTTATATCAGGTTGAATTTTAATAATATAGTCTCGAAGAGCTTTTGCATCTCTAGCTAATAAGGCAGTATCAACAAATTCACGAACATGTTTTCTATCTGTTTCACCATTAACTGAAAGAATTAAATATTTCATTCTTGTTGACATTTCTGGTAGATTTTCTTTATTAATTTTTGATAAACCTTTAAGCTCATTTTCAATTTTCTTTTCTAATCCATCAGTCATCAATTGGAAAGTAACTTTATTTTGAGAATGAGGTAAAATAAATTCAAATTCATTTATACCAGAAGTAAACATAGATTCATCTATTATTTTATCTTCTAATTTAGATAAATCAACTGTATAATCTTTACCTAAATAATCAAAAGTATAATCTTTACCATAACCTAACACACGAGCTGCTACCATAATAGCATTTTTATCTCCTGTAATAAGGTCATCTAAGTTAACATCACTTATAACTAGAGATCGAAGTAATTTATCAATTACAATTCCTTTTTGAATATAATTTTGATTTGTAATTATATCTTCTTCACGAGCAGTCATGTATTTCATTTCTATTTTACCTGATGATAAAGGGTTTCCTTCAGGATAAATAATACCTTTTGAGGGTAATTCTACAATTTCGGAGGGAAATTGAAATTTATTTTCTTCCATAATTTTTATTTAATATAACTTTGTTGTCGTATATAAATATATGAGAAAAAAGGAAGCTCGCAAAAAATGCGAGCTTTCTTTAATTACTTTTATACTTAATTAGAAGTTCAATACGCAATAATCAGGTTGGACAGTCATTGTAATGTTTACTGCAGTACCATCATCATCCCAGTTGTAATCACCAAAACTAGATTCAGTAATTAATGCACCTTTAATAATCCATTCTGAAACGATATCACCTACTGGTCCTAATACGTTAAATGTTAAGTCTTTCTTATAGAAATCACTATATCCATCACGTCCTGTTACTGATTCGTGGTGTAAACGTACCCATTCCATTACTGCCTGAGCTCCTGAAGGTGTGATAGGATCAAATAATGTAAACTGAATAGTTCCCCAAGTTGTTTTACCTTTAACAAAACGTTGAACGTTAATGTGATTTAAAGGTACAGTACCTTGAGTTAATGTTACAGCACCTACACCTTTGATTTCATATGCAGGGATACCATCAATATACATGATGAATCGGTTTGTTTGTTTTGGTTCAAATGCTGTGAAGAATATTTCGTTTGGATCTAATATTGCCATTTTGTTATTTTATTTAATTTTATTATAAATATTTAATATTGAAATTTTTTATCCTGGGAATGTTGCTCCTGTTGGTAAAATATTGAAATCTAGATAAATAAATTCTGCTGTTTTAGTTGGTTGGATATAAATTTGACCTACCATTTGGTTTCTATCTATCACATCAGCTGTATTGTTACTATCATCCATAATTACTTTAAAAGCATATAAACCCTGACGTTGTTGAACTGATTCTAAATATGGATTTACTTGACTTAAAAATTGATTTCTTGTTGCTATTGAATTTTGTTCAAATACTAAGTTTTGAGCTACTTGAGAAATATAAGATTTAAGAGAAATTAATAAACGGCGAACATTTACACGATCAAGAGCAGATGCTTTTGTTTGTAATGTTTTTTGACCATATACTACAACTCCTGTTCCTGGGAATGTTGCAATAGGGTTAATTTTATTTGTATATAAATTATCACGATTTGTTTGAGATAATTTCTTTTCTGCTCTAACTACTGTACCTAATCCACCTCTATTAATACCTGCGGGTGCAAACCAAGGTTCTGAAACACTATCATTATAAGCATAAACTCCTGCTACTAATGATGAAGCTGGAACCCAAACTAATTGAGCTGAATCTGGGTCAATTGTTTGAACCCAAGGCCAATAAGAGGCAGCATATGACGTATTTTTAGAACTTGCTTGACCAATTACTTGTGATATACTAGAACTAAAAGGTACTAAATCAACTACAAAAATATTATCTCCTCTAAGTTGGGTATTATTAATTGCTGTTGTTATTTGTGAAGCACCTAAATTAGCTGTTAAAGTTGATAATCCAGGAGTTAATAGTACATTAAATCTATAATCATCAGCATTACCTAATAAGTTAATCATATTTGTATAACCACTTGCTGATATACCTTGTGGAGCTGTAGTAGCTGAATCAATTTGATCGAAATAATCTGCTTGACCTACAAATAAAGTACCAGTAGCATCTTTAAAGGAACCTTCTGAGTTTATTGGGATTGAAGATGTAAATTGAGATTTTGCAATACCATTATTATCAAAATAAATAGGTGTTGGAGTTGATACACTAGATACATAAACATATCTTGAATTATTTGGAAAATCTCCAATTACCTCAATTTGATTATCTTGGCTATTATATTGTTTTCTTTGATTACCAATTACTCTAGATACATAATTTGGAGCTGTTGGATCCATTGACAAATTAGTCCAAGTTTCTAATACAATTGGTGTATTTGTATTATCATCACCTTGGCGAATTAATAAACTAAAAGTTCCTGAGGAAGTATTATTGTTTTGAATTTGAAATCTAATATTATCAACTGAACCTGAAATTAATGAACCACTAGCATCTATTGAACCAGAGCTATTCATAATAACACCCTCAGATATTGTTTTTAAAGTGAAAGAGGGTGAATTTGTGCCTCCTGTAAATAAAGTAGTAGTACTTCCAGAAATATAATAAAGGCTATTACCTGAAATTCCTCCTGTTACAGCAAATAGATTAAGGGTGAACGTTGTATTACTTGCTGAAATGTTTGACCAAGAAGAAGTATAAGCAGTTGCTGATGAACTTACATTAATTGCAGGGACTGTACCTGCAGCAAATAGAGTTGAGTTTGAAAAGGCTGAAGCATTAATGTTAACTTGAGTTGCTGTGTTTGCTTGCGCAGAACCTGTATAATTTATAGTAATACCATTTAAATCGAATGAACTAGAACCAACAGATGCAAAACTTGATGAAAGCGTAGTTACATTTAAAGTTGCGGAAGCAGTTGCAAATCCTATACCACTAGCTATACCTAAAGTTCCACTAACATTATTATCACATGAAATTGCAGGTAAAAAACTACCAGTTACTACTCTTGATACTAATAATGTTTCACCACCATTGTTAAAATAATTAAAAGCAGTTATTGAAGTAAAATAAGTATAAACTTGACTAGCACTTAAAAAAGTAGTACCAAATTTATTTTGATAATCACTATAAGAACGAACAATTGTTGGGACATTTACGGGACCTTTTACTGTTGGTCCTATAATAGCTGCTCCAACAACAATAGGTTGAGATGATACAAAAGAACTATCATTTTCTCTTGCAAGTACACCGGGGGATATTAATGTTTCTGCCATTTTGTAGATTAATTATGTTTTATTATAAATATATTAAAACCTTTCAAAATACTACCGAGAGATTATTTCCCCCGTAGTAATATTAATATTTGAATCACCATATTTTTCTTGTAATAAGATACCTAAATCTAATTCAGATATTTTTAATTTAGATAATTCATCAATTAATTGTTTTTTTTGTATTTCTAAATCTTGAATATTAATTTCAAGAATTCCAAAACGTTCAACTAATTCTCCTCTTTTAATATCTAATTCTTGTAATTTAGATAACTCTTCTATTGATAAAACTTTATTTTCCATATTAATAAATATTAAGAACTTTATTAAGAGATTCAATTACCCGAGAAGACTTAATTGTTTTTGTACATTCAAATTGTTTATATGTATTTTTATGTTCTGGGCACCATTCCCAATCACCTGGATTTAGCCAATGTTTATTAAAACATCCTGTACATACATTATTGTCATAGTTAAAAACTCGTTCACAATCTGTAAATTCACTGTAAGGTAAACTAAATCCTGAAATTAGTATAGTTGGTGTTCCAATTGACCAGGATAACCATGATAAACCACTTCCAACACCTATAAAAGCATCAGCATATTTTAAATCTAACATTCTGTCTTCAATAGGATAATTTCCGGTTTTATCAATTACATTTTTTAAAGTTCCACCTAATTTAGAATCATGCCATTTATCTCCTAGTTTTTCATAAGTAATCATTACTACTTTATAACCTTGTTCATTTAAATAGTCAATTACGGCTTGCCAACCTCCTTTATAATTCCAATATTTAGCATGTGCTGAAGCATGGGGTGCTATAACAACGTATTTTCCTTCAATTTGTTTTGATTTGTTGGGAATTGTTATTTTTGGTTTTATTTCCCTATATTTTAATCCTAAAACAGAGGTTGATGTTTCTCCTAAAGGGTGTTGTTTAAAATTAATTGGGATTTTAGAATTTATTACTGTTCTATCTTCATTATAAAACCACCCAACAGTATACATAGCATATAAATCATTTACTTCGGTTCCGGGGTTAACAAATTCTAGATCTGGATATTCTTTTTCAAACCACTCATTATGAAATGTAGAACAAATTACCTGGCATTGGTGTATTTTTCTAAATTCATCTATAGCGGGAAACCAAGCTAATGTATCACCAATTGCGGATGATTCAAAATGAATATAAACTCTTTTATCTTTAGCATTGTAATTGTGTTCAAATACTAATTCGTTATTTTCTTTATCATAAACCTCAATCCTCCAATTAATAAAATATTCAATACTAGGTTTAGTCCACATATTGTTACTAATTTCAGTTTCATATAAACTTTCATTATTTACATTATTAATAAATTTAATTAAATATTTTTTTGGATCCGAACCTATTATTTCTAAAAATGCTCCTTTTACAAAATTAAATACAAATTTATTTAAATTTTTTTTATAAGGTAAATTAAGTTGTGTAATATTATTGTATTCTTTGATTAAAACTTCTTTCATATATTTTAATTAATTCTTTTGAACGATTAAACCACGATAATTCTTTAGAGGTATTATAAATTTTTTCTCTATATAAAGCCCAATTATCTATAATATCTTTTAAACCTCTATCCATTTCAAATATATCACGAGGAGACCTCCAAGCACCATGGAAATCAGTTGTATGTTCCCAATCCGCAATAATAGGTAAACCAGCTGCTGCTGCCTCAACCATTGTTAAATTTGGATGTCCTGCTTCTAACATTGTAGGATGAATAAAAATATCATGTTTATGATACAATTCTAATAATTTACTATTAGGAGTATCAAATACCAAGTTTAGTTTAGGATAATTTAACATCCATAAATGAGCATTAAAAAATCTTTTATTGTCTGAAGGGCCTGCTATTGTTATTTCAAGATTATTTAACATTGCTAAACCTAAACCATATGTAAATCCTTTTCTATCAAATGTAGAATCACCTGCTAAACCATTATTAGCTATCATTAATAGTTTTGGTTCTACTGGTGTTTCTTTTTTAATAGGATAAAAATCATCTATATTTACACCATGAGCAAAATAAACACATTTATTACTTTCAAAATAATCAACTAAGAATCTAGCAGGCATTAAAGATATAATTGAACCTTCAATTGCTTGTAAATTTTCTTTATATACGTGAGAATCTTTACCATAATGATATGCGTGATGATTATGTAATTGATAAATATAAGGAATATTTCTTTCTGATAATTCTAGGTCTAA